AGTGGTTTTAGCAATATTTTTGTTTACGGAATATAGCGCCTAATATAGCGTGCTTTATGGGGCATGCTTCGAGCTAGTGGGCAATTCGGGCATGGGGGCGCTTGTCGGATCGTGTAGGGCCGTGAATACGCCTATATACATAGGTATAGGGCCCTTGCTGATAATGGGGCGTTATATGGCCGTTATTCGGGGCGTGTTCTGGGGAATGGGGCATATAGGCCGTGCTCTATAGTATGGGGCGTATATGGGCGCTATGGGGCCGTATATGGCCGTATATGTGGCGCTATATGGGCGCGTATGGCTAGGGCATAGGGCTATATGGGCGCATGTTATGCCATATGGGGCGCTATGTGTGGCGCTATGCGTACGATCTAGGCGTTATGGGCGCATGAGTGCCGGCGTTACATGCGTTGAGCATGCGTCATTGTGTGCGCTTCGTTTCGTTGTGGTTGCAACATGATTCTAGGCGCGTCATTGTGTAGCGTTCCGGGCGGGTTTCGGGCGGTTCTTCGGCAAGTTCGCGCATGGGCACCCCCGGGCAGTAGATACGCGAATCGGTTCGGCGGGGGGTAAGCCTATCAAATAGCTCCCCCGAATAAAAGCCCCTTACCGTTGACAACGCAAACATTGTCATGTAAGATGGCACCGTCAGCCAACGAAAGGAGTCCCCGTGAAGTCCGTGGAAATCGCTCGCTCCCTCATAGAGCAATCCCCCGTATGGTCTCAGAACAAGCTCGCGTCGAAGCTCGGTCTCTCGCCACAGGCCATGTCCAACCGAATGCAGGCAGTAGACCTCAAGGCATCGTTCCTCGCCGAAATCGTGGAATCGCTCGGCTACGAGCTAGTAGTTGTTCCGCAGGAGTCGAAGCTTCCCAAAGGCTCTATACGGGTATCTAACGAGTAAAGGCAATAAGACCCGCCCTGTCCAAGCGGGTCTCGGTTGTGCCTAACGTTCGCTTCCAGTTCGCGAACTAGCACCTAACTGTAGGCTACAGTCTATGTGGCGGAACGTCGAGGATTCGAACCTCGGGAACCTTTCGGCTCACTCGGTTAGCAACCGAGCGCAATCGACCTCTCTGCCAACGTTCCTCGCTGTACCGAAATTATACCATGAAAGCAGGTGGAATCCCATGACTACCTGGGGATACATCAGAGTTTCATCGGCTACGCAGAACCCCTCGCGCCAAATCGACAAGATGCTCTCCTTAGGTATTCCAAAGCCCAACCTCTTCGTCGACACCGCCTCCGGCAAGGACATGGAGCGCCCCATGTACAAGTCGCTCCTCTCCAAGCTCTCCCCAGGAGACCAGCTCGTGATAGATTCCCTAGACCGATTGGGGAGGAACTACTCGGACGTCACCCAGGAGTGGAGGCGGTTGGTATCCCTGGGCATAGACATCAAATGCCTCGACCTCGAATTCTTCGATTCCAAAAAGTTCCGCGAGATGGGCGCAATCGGTATCTGCGTGGAGGACATGCTGCTCTCCCTCCTCGCCTACGTCGCCCAAACGGAGCGCGAGAAGAACCTGCAGCGCCAGAGGGAGGGCATAGCCGCCGCCCGTGCCCGTGGCCAGTCCCTTGGCAGGAAGCCCGTGGAATACGACTCGGAGACGTTGGAGAGGGCCCGTAAAGCACTGGAAACGGATGGCAAGGCCGCTTGCGCCCGTGTGCTGGGTTGCCACAGGAACACGGTCTACCGCCTCGTGGAGAACGGCACGCTCTAGTCTGGTAAAATTCCCGAAAACGAAAAAAAAGGGGCGTGGGGGCGCTCCCAGGGTCTGCCCTCCCTAGAGGAGGTGTGCCCGTGTCCCCAGATATCGTCCTTTGCCGCATCATGCGCTCCGTTGGAGAGTCCCCAGAGCCGTTCTGGGACTCGCTGTCCATCATCCCCCAGGTTCAAGACCACTACTTCTCAAGAGCCGCCACCAGATGGCTCAGAACCAAAGCCGAGAACCTTATCCCCTCCTCCCCGGACGCAAAGAAGCTCGTCCAGTTCGTGGAGCAGGCCCTATCCCTCCAAGCGTCCCGTGACTTCGACTCCTACATGCTCTACATGGAGTGGAACCGAGACCCCGAGAAGCAGTTCTACAGACCCAGAAGACATGTCCTCTACCCCTTGGTGCAGGACTACCAAGACCTGTTCGACGGCAAGCTCGATTTCCTCGGTATCTCCCAGCCGCCGCGTACTGGAAAAACGACGATGGGGGTGTTCTTCCTCACCTTCGTCATGGGCAACTTCCCCAGCAGGGCAAACGTCATGTCTGGTCACTCCGACAAGCTGACCAAGACCTTCCACATGGAGGCCATGTCCATCATCCAGGACTCGGAGACCTACCGATTCGCCGAGGTGTTCCCCGATTCCCCCCTCGTGTACTCCTCCCAGGCCGACGAGACGATCCACCTCAAGAGGAAACGCAGGTTCCCCACGCTCACCTGCCGCTCCATAGACGGCACGCTCACGGGCGCTGTCGAGGTCGGCAGGGACGCCCTCCTGTACATGGACGACGTCGTTTCAGACCGCGAGGAGGCCTTGTCGGCAGACCGAATGGACAAGCTCTACGCCGCCTACCTCAACCAGCTCAAAGACCGTATGAACGACGGGGCCAAGCAGCTCTTCGTCATGACCCGATGGGTGCCCGATGACCCCATGGGAAGGATTGAGGCCGAGTACGAGGGAGACCCCCGCTACAGGTTCACCAAGATGCCTGCCATGGACGGCAAGCCCTACGACGAGTGGATTCCCGAGACGGAGGTTCAGCGCTACGACGAGGTCTTGGAGAGGGAGAATGGAAAGGCGCTAATCCGCCACCAGTGGGGCAGGACCAACTTCACCTACCTCTACAGCCTTGGGTTCTCCACTAGGTACTACGAGGACATGAGGGCTTCCCTCTACGCCGCTGGGGAGGGGGATTCCTGGGACGCCAAGTACGCCTGCAGCCCCCGCTACATAGGCGGTCTCCTCTTCCCGATTGAGGAGCTGAGGCGCTTCGATTCCCTCCCCGAGGAGGAGCCAGACGCCGTCATAGCCGTGTGCGACACCAAGGACAGGGGGCCTGACTACGCTTCCCTGCCCGTGGCCTACGTGTACGGCCAGGACTTGTACATCGCCGACGCCGTGTGCGACAACTCGTTGCCGGAGGTGGTGGAGCCCAAGATTCTCCGATGCCTGATTAACAACGGCGTGCAGCTGGTGAGGTTCGAGTCCAACCAGGCAGGCGGCAGGATCGCCGACGATATGGCCAAGCAGTGCCGCGCCCTCGGCCATTTGATAGACGTTCGCAAGAAGTACTCCACCGAGAACAAGGAGACCCGCATACTCGTCGATTCCATGTGGGTCAAGGAGCACTGCCTGTTCTGGGCCGAACCCCCCACCGCCGATTACCGCACCTTCCTCTCCATGCTCACCTCCTACACCACCGAGGGCAAGAACAAGCACGATGACGCGCCCGATTCCATGTCCATGCTCAAGCGCTTCGCAGCGTCCATGGTCACGCCCTCCGCGCTGCCCGTGAAAAGGCCGTTCTAGTTTGTTGTTATTACAACATTTGGTGGAAATCTTTGCCTTCTGGCCTGGGAATGTTGTAACTACAACATTAGGGGGCAGACCCGCTCCCCATCGGGCATCGGCCACGAGCCTACGGGCGTTCCGCATCCCCCCTCCGTTGTGCGGCGTGGCCACCCCGAAAGAGAAAGGCACCGGATGAGCGAAGAGATGAAAACGCCCCTGTACAACGGGAGGATTCCCGTCTACGTCAACGCTTCCCGCGTGGACGAGTCCAACGTGCTCGAAGTGCTGGACGAGGCGAAGCCGATTTTCACCGTCAACGCCGCCGAGATTGACTACCTCTGGAACTACTACAAGGGCGCTCAGCCCATCCTGGACAGGGTCAAGGAGGTACGGCCCGAAATCAACAACAAGGTCGTGGAGAACCGCGCCCAGGAAATCGTCGTGTTCAAGCTCGGCTACCAGCTAGACCAGCCGCTGCAGTACACGTGCCGCACCTACGACTCGGGCAACGAGTCCGACGAGAACCCCGTCCTCAAGGATGTCAACGAGCTCAACACGCTCATGTTCGCCGAGGACAAGGCGTCGTGCGACCGCGACCTCATGGAGTGGATGTGCATCGGCGGCTGCGGGTTCCGCATGTGCGAGGCCGATTCGGCGGAGGATTCCGAGGAGGGCTCGGCTCCCTTCGAGATTTACACCCTCGACCCGCGCCAGGCCTTCGTGGCCTACTCCTCCGATTACAAGCACCGTCCCGTGATGGGCGTCATCGTGGGGAAGGACTCGGACAAGAACCCCGTGTACAACTGCTACACGGACGGCGAGATGTTCGTGGTCAAGGGCAACGAGGTAGTCTCCTCCCAGCCGCACTCCTACGGCCACATCCCCATCGTCGAGTACAAGCTGAACAACGCCCGTATGGGAGTGTTCGAGCCCGTTCTTCCGCTTCTGGATGCGATCAACGCAATCGAGTCCAACAGGCTGGACGGCATCGAGCAGACAGTCCAGGCGCTCCTTAAGTTCGTCAACTGCCAGATTTCGGCGGAGGACTTCGTGGAGATGCTGAAACTGGGAGCCGTGCAGGTGGCCACCACCGAGGGTGCCGTGGGCAACGCCGACGTGGACTACATTTCGTGCGACCTCGACCAGACGGCCACCCAGGTCACCAAGGACGATATCTACCAGGCCATCGTGAACATCGTTGGCATGCCCAACCGCAACGGCACATCGGGAAGCTCCTCCGACACGGGGGCGGCGGTGCTGCTGAGGGACGGCTGGACGCTGGCCGAGACCCACGCCAAGGGCTACGAGCTGCAGTTCAAGAAGGCCGAGCGGGACTTCCTGCGGGTGGTGCTCTCCATCTGCGACCAGTCCTCGTCTACCGACATCAACCTCCGCATCCGCGACATCGAGCTGGCGTTCAACCGCCGCAACTACGAGAACGCCCTGGTCAAGAGCCAGGTTCTCACCACGATGCTATCAACCGACAAGATTCACCCCCAGCTGGCCTTCGAGTCGAGCGGCATGTTCACCGACCCGGAGGCGGCTTACCTGCTCTCCAAGTCCTATTACGAGGAGCACCAGGAGGAGACGGTGCCCGTGCCCGTTGCAGTCGGGTCTCAGGCGAACGTCCCCGAACCAGGCGACGACGGCGAGAGCCGCGAAGCATAGAGCAGCCATGCGTCAAATGGCGAATGACCGTGCGGGAGCCTGCCGCGTGACCAAGGAGGCGTAAACGGAAGGAATGCAATGAAGAGAGACGATGTTAGGGCAATCATCCCCGACGCGACCGAGGAGATGGTCGACGCGCTGCTGAACAAGGTTAGAGACGAGCTGAACCCGCTCAAGCGGCAGCTCTCCGAAGCCAACGACAGCCTGTCTACCGCCCAGTCCGAGCTGGAATCCCTCAAGGGCCGCGAGGGGGACTACCTCAAGCAGCTCGAAGATGCCCAGAAGAAAATCGAGGCGGGAATGACCGCCGAGGAGCTTCTGGCGCAGAAGCAGCTGGAAGCCGAGGCCAGGGAGCGCGAGTTCCTGATGAAGTCCAACGCACTGGACGCCCGTTCCATCTTCGTCGGGGCTGGGATCGACGCCGAGTCAATCGACGCGCTGGTGGCCCAGGTGACCGTCGAGGACGCCGAGAAGACCAAGGCTTCCGCGCAGCTCATCGTGGACACGCTGGCCAAGCAGGCCAAGGCCGTGGAGGACGCCACGAAGGACGCAATCCTCAAGGCAAACCCCAAGCCCCAGGGCAACCAGGGAGGGGCCGTGGCCACGTGGGAGGACTTCTCCAAGCTGCCCGTGTCCGAGCAGATTGCCCTCAAGCAGGCCAACCCCAACATCGTCAAGGAACTGATGAGAAAGTAAGGAGGCAGAAATGCCAGGCACCATCACACACGGTAGCTACACCATCCCGTTCGACGAGGAAATCTTCTACGGTTACCTGCAGAACGAGCCCGACCTCGTCACCAACGCCCTCATCCAGAGCGGCGCACTCGTCCAGGACGGTCTCATCGCCGACCTCATCAAGGACGGCGGCAACGTCTACACCATCCCGTTCTACGGAGCTCTCGCCGATTCCGCTGACGTGAACTACGACGGCCAGACCGACATCACGCTCGACACCATGGGCGCGTCGTTCCAGTCGGGCATCGTGTACGGCCGCGCCAAGGGCTGGTTCGCCGACGATTTCGCCGCTGACTTCACCGCAGCCAACCCCATGGCCGCTATCGCCGCCCGCATCGCCAAGTACTGGCAGAACAAGCGTCAGGCACGCTTCATCGGCATCGCCAACGCCGTTCTCGGCGTCTCCGCGCTGGCCTCTCACACCGTAACCAAGTCGGAAGTCGGCGCTACCACGCTCTCCGACGCCTGCCAGGAGGTTTGGGGCGAGCACAAGAACATGATTTCGCTGGCCGTCATGCACTCCGCTGTTGCTCAGGCATTCGAGGACTTGGAGCGCGTCGAGTACCTGAAGTACACCGACCCCAACGGCGTGACCCGCGACCTGCCCATCTTCACGGTCAACGGCATCACCACCATCATCGACGACGGCGTGCCCGTGACCCCTGCGAGCGGTTCTGGCGATAACGCTACACCGGCCACCTACACCACGTACCTGTTCGGTGAGGGCGCTTTCCGTTACGCGCAGGCTCCCGTTGCCAACCCCGTGGATTACGGTCGCGACCCGCTCAAGCGCGGCGGCATGGACTTCATCACGAACAAGTTCCGCGAGACCATCCACCCCAACGGCTTCACCTACACGCCCACGGCCAACACCATCTCCCCGACCGACGCCCAGCTGGGCACCACGGCACGCTGGTCGCTGGCCTACTCGGACGCGAAGATGATCCCGTTCGGCAAGCTCGTCACCCCCGGCCACTCGGCTTAAAGGAGACTGAGAGATGACCGACCAGGAGATGATTGAGCGCATCCAGGCACTCGTGGCTGATTCCCGCTTCGACGCATTCGCCGAGCACTACCTGGCCATCGCCCAGGAGGCCGTGGCTTCGCGCCTCTTCCCGCTCCGTGCGGACGCCTCCTGGTCGGAGGTTCCCGAGAAGTACCACGCCCGTACCTGCGAGATTGCGGTCTACCTCGTCAACAGGCGGGGAGCCGAGGGGGAGGTGTCCCACTCCGAGTCGGGCACTTCCCGCACCTACGAGTCCGCTGGAATCCCCAAGTCCTACTTCGTCGGCATGGTGCCCTTCGCGGGGGTGCCCGAATGAGGAACCTGGACAGGGACAGGGTCAGGGTCTACCACGCCAGGTACCTCGGCACGGTTCCCGAGGAGAGGGACGGCCTCCTCACGGGCCGCAACGCCCCCTCCTACACGGAGCCTGCCGAGTTCTGGCCGACCGTGACCATGGCACGCGGAGAGGCCGTCTACGACCTCTTCGGGCAGAAGCTGGACTACGACCGCACCCTGACGGTGGATGACCCCTCCTACGGTGTCTCGGAAGCGGATTTGCTCTGGATTGAGAACGACCCCTCCAAGGAGCACGACCACATCGTGATGAGGGTCGCGAGGAAGGGCGATTTCACGGTCATCGCCGCCAGGAAGGTGGAGGTTCGCAAGTGATCGTGACGCTCTCCTCACCCTCCATCCAGAAGGCCGCTAAGCAGCTTCGGGACTACGCCAAGGCCCTACCCGCGAAGATGGACGCCGCCTGCAGGCAGCTCGCCGAGATTGGGGCGAACGCCGCCATAGGCACGCTCTCGACCTCCGAGATGGACACGGCGGCGGCTATCAGGGTCGAGAAGGGCGGGGAAGTCGGCTACCTGGTCGTGTCTGACGGCGAGGAGGCCGCTTTCGTGGAGTTCGGCACGGGGGTCATGGGCGAGGGAACCTACCCGGGAGACCTTCCCCCCGAATGGGGATACGACCTCAGGTGGACTCCCGAGGCTCACGACCCGAAGCAGCCCGAGCGCTGGTTCTACTACGACGAGGAGAACAGGAGAAGGTGGACGTGGGGCCGCACGGCACGCGGTTACATGTTCGTCGGCTCCGAGATTATGAGAGACATGGTAATGCCGATTTTCGAGGACGTGTTCCGATGAACGAGACGCCTGACTTCGAGCGCTGGATATACGACGAGCTGGCACGGGCCATCTACGCCCTGTACCCGAGCGCCTACGTCACAAACGACGATAGGGTGGTCAAACCCGCCTCGTTCCCGGCGGTCTCCATCGTGGAGACGGGCAACGCCGAAATCGACTACATGCGGGATTCGTCTGGCGAGGAGAACGCCGTCTCCCACGCCTTCACCGTCAACGCCTACTCCAACTCTCAGGAGGACGGTCGCGGAGAGTGCAAGGCAATCATGCGGGAAGTAGACGCAATCATGCGCAAGTGGAACTTCCGCAGGACCATGTCCCGTCCCCTGGACAACGCCGCCGACCCGTCCATCTACAGGCTGGTGGCGCGTTACTCGGGAATCACAGACAAGCACGGAAAAACCTATTGGAAATAGGAGGAAGAAATGGCAGCACGCACAACCCCGTTCAACACCTTCCAGACGTACCTGATGCACGGCACGGGCTCTGGCACGACCACGTGGGAGAAGCTTGTAGACATCAAGGACATCCCCGATTTGCAGCAGACGCCGCCGACGCTGGACGCCACCACGCTGTCCGACCCGGCGCGTTCCTACATCTTCGACATCGAGGACCCGGGCGGAACGCTTGAGTTCACCGCCAACTACACGAAGGCCGACTACGAGAAGGTCAAGGCGTTGGAGGGCACTGTACAGAAGCTCTCCGTGTGGTTCGGCGCTTCCGAGGCCAACGGCGTGTTCACGCCCTCCGGCGATGACGGCAAGTTCGACTTCGAGGGCTACGTGTCCGTCCGCAAGTCGGCTGCTTCCGTCTCCGCAGTCCAGGAGATGGTCGTGTCCGTCGCACCGCTCAAGATGCCCGAAATCGCGAGCGATTAGTTAGATACCGATGGGGAGAAAGGGTCGAGAAATGGCTGCTAAGAAAGATGTTTCCTGCATCAAGTTCGAGTACAAGGGCGTGAAGTACCGCCTTGAGTACGACCGCGATTCCGCCATGCAAGCCGAGAAGGCCTACGACGTGTCGCTCATGGACGTCAAGGACGCCAAGATGTCGGCGCTCTCGGGGATGTTCAAGGGCGCGTTCATCAAGAACCACCCCGAGACCTCGCCAGAGCTGATGGACGAGATTTTCGCCGCCTTCACCAACAAGGGCGAGCTGTACCGCACGCTGGCGCTCATGTACACGGACTGCCTCGCATGGCTCATCGAGGAGCCCGAAGAGGGAAACGCGATCAGCTGGACGGCGATGTAGGAGACCGTGCCAGCGATTACGAGGGGCTGGGGGACATCTTCTGGCATGTCTTCCCCGCCTACCTCGCCATAGGGATGACCGCAGACGAGTTCTGGCACGGGAACCCCCGCCTTGCCAAGTCCTACAGCGAGGCGTGGAAAGCGAGGACGCAGTCGGCCTACCACGCCGAATGGCGGCAGGGGCTCTACGTGGCGCAGGCCATAGGCGCTTGCTTCTCCAAGGAGGGCAAGTACCCCGAGGAGCCGATGTTCACCGTCGAGTCCGATGAAGAGGTGGCCGAGCGCAAGGCGAGGGAGCACATGCAGCGGATGAAGGACGCGCTCTCCGCTCAGGTAGCAGCCGCAAGGAAGAAGATGGAACCGCAAGGAAGTGATTAGCATGCCCGAGGCTGTTATCGACAGGCTCGCCATTGAGGTGTCGGCTGACGCCTCGGCAGCTTCACAGAACATACTGCAGCTGGCGGAAGCGCTCTCGAAGCTCGGGTTCACCGCTACCGCCACGCATCCCAAGCTCGACACCACGAAGAGCGACATGGACTCGGTTGCCGCTTCCTCGAACAAAGCCGCTTCGTCCGTCTCCACGCTCGGCGGGGTGTTCTCGGGCGTCAAGGGCAAGGTGCTGGCGTTCGGCGCGGCCTGGATGACGTTCAAGAAGACCATCGGCGGGGCTGTAAACGAGGTCAACACCTACATCGAGAACATGAACCTGTTCGAGGCGTCCATGGGCAAGTACACCGATGATGCCCTGAAGTTCGCCGAGACGGTGCAGGACGCCATGGGCGTGGACATGGGCGAGTGGGCGCGTAACCAGGGCGTGTTCATGACGCTCGCCACAGGCATGGGCGTCACCGCCGACAGGGCATCGGTCATGTCCCAGCAGCTCACCCAGCTCGGCTACGACATCTCGTCGTTCTACAACATGCGCGTCAACGACGCCATGCTCAAGATTCAGTCGGGCATCGCAGGCGAGCTGGAACCGCTCCGCCGCATCGGCTGGGACCTGTCGGACACCCGCTTGCAGGCGGAAGCAGCAGCCCTCGGAATCAGCAAGTCGACGAGGGAGATGACGCAGGCCGAGAAGGTAGCTCTGCGCTACCACCTCATCATGACGCAGGTCACTCAGACCCACGGCGACATGGCCCGTACAATCATGTCCCCCGCCAACCAGCTGAGAATCCTGCAGGCGCAGCTCACCATCACGGCGCGTGCCATCGGCGATTTGTTCATCCCGGCCCTCAACATGATTCTTCCCTACGCCATCGGAGCGGTTAAGGCAATCCGCCTCATCGCCCAGGAAGTGGCGAACTTCTTCGGCATCAACGCCGAGTTCAAGGTCGATTACTCTGGGTTAGACACGTCGGGCATCGCCACGGGCAACGAGGACTTGGCCGACAGCATGGACGACGTGTCGGATTCCACCTCCAAGGCCACCAAGAAGGCCAAGGAGTACAAGAACACGGTCATGGGCTTCGACGAGCTGAACAAGCTCAACGACATCCCAGACCCGACCGACCTCGCCAGCGACAGCTCCAAGGACGATGGCAAGAACCTCGGCGACATAACGGGCCTCATCCCGATTGACACCTACGACTTCATGAAGGACTTGAAGGACCAGCTCGGCAAGGACACCGACGAGATTGCCAAGAAGATTCGCGACAACCTCAAGAAGCTCCTGCCCGTCATCGGTGCCGTGGGCGCTGGTTTCCTCGCATGGAAGCTGGGGCCGAACCTCCTCAAGTCCATCGGGAAGGTCAGCGGCAAGCTTGGAGGTTTGGGCAAGGACGGCAAGAAGGCCGGCAAGCTCATGTCCGTCATCCCCGAGGGATTCATAAAGGGCGTGGGGCCGTGGATCGGCGCGTTCGCAATCGTGGGCGCTCACTTCACCAACCTCGCCATCAACAGCGAGAACTTCCAGAAGGGCATCAAGCAGATTTGGGAGTGGCTGCAGAAGATTCCAGAAGCGCTGTCCAACATCGGCAACCCCTTCGAGGGCATCAGTGGCTTCTTAAAGGAGCTGGGAAGGGAAATCAAGCAGGTCTTCTCCGAGATGGGCATCGACATCTCTCCCATCATGGAACCGCTCGGCCAGCTCATGGAAATTTTCGGCCAGGTAGGCTCGAAGGTCAACGAGGTCTTCGACCTCCAATGGTCGGACGCGATGATGGTGGCCGCAGGCGTCACCGCAGCGGTCATCGGAGGCCCTGTAGGCACCGCGATAGCTGGCTTCATCCTCGTGCTGGAAGGCGTGTCCCTGGCAATCAGGGCGATAGGCTGGGCAACGTCTCCATGCGTGGAATCTATCGATGCCCTGGCAGGCGTGTCCGAGGAGACCGCCGAGAGGTTCGGCACATCGCTTAAGTCCATGGAGGACGCTACGAGGGAGCTGGACACGCTGGACTTCGGCAACTCGGTCGTGTCTGCGGAGGACGTCGAGAGCATCAAGGCGAAAATCGAGGACATCGAGCAGACCATCGTCGAGAACCTGAACGGCGAGCGCAACGAGGAGCTGAAAGAGCTCCACTCCCTGGCTGGCGTGTTCACTCCCGAGGAGATGCAGTCGGTCGAGCAGCGCATCAACGAGTACTACGACGGCCAGATTGCAGCGGCCACGAACGGCTCAGACCAAATCAACCAGATACTCGCCAACGCCGCAGCCGAGAACCGCTCGCTCACCGAGGAGGAGTCCGCGCAAATCCAGCAAATCAAGGACTCCATGTACCAGCAGCTCGTCGAGTCCGCTGGCGCTACCAAGGAGGAGCTGGACGCCATCAACGAGGCGATGAAGAACAACAACTCAGCCGCCGCCGTCGAAGCCGCTTCCGCTGCGATCAAAGCCGCAAAGGAGCGCAAGGAAGAGGTCGTCAAGTCTGCCAACGAGGAATACAACGACGTCGTCAAGTGGGCCAAGCAGATGTACGACGCCAACGAGATTTCCAAGGAGCGCTACGACGAAATCGTAGAGCAGGCCAAGACAACCGCAGAGGAGCAGAAGAACGCCGCTGCTGATGGCTACGACAAGACCATCAAGGAGACCAAGGACAAGCTCGGCGAGCTGTCCAACAACATCGACTACGACACTGGCGAAATCCGCAGCAAGTGGGATGTCGAGTGGGAGAACATCAGCAAGAAGGTCGGCGAAGTGCTCGGCGACATCAAGGACGACTACCAGAAATGGGAGAAGGATACGGGCAAGAACTGGAACAGGTTCTGGAAGGACGCTGGAAAGAACTGGGACGGTTTCTGGAAGGGCGTCGGCAAGGGAGCTGGAAAGTGGCTCGGCAACGCCAAGTCAGATTTCGAGCGGTGGCAGAAAGACCTCTCCACGGGATGGGATGACTTCTGGCGCGGCATCGGGCAAGGCTGGGAGCAGTTCAAGGAGAACATCAAGCTGCCCCACATCCGCATCGAGGGCTACATCGACGTTCCCATGCTCGGCACCATCCCAGACCCCATGCAGATGTACGTCGATTGGTACGCACGCGGCGGCTTCCCCGACACGGGGCAGCTGTTCATGGCACGCGAGGCAGGCCCCGAGATGGTCGGCACCATCGGCGGTAGGACGGCTGTCGCGAACAACGACCAAATCGTTGCAGGCATCCGCAACGGCGTGTTCGATGCCATGGTCTCGGCGGCTCCGATGTTCAGGCAGCAGGAAGGTGGCTCCGTCGAGCTGGTGCTTAGGGTAGACAGCAAGACGCTCGCAAGGGCAGTGAACGACGGTAACGCCAAGCTCGCCGCCCAAGGCCTCGTACCGACGATCACTTTCGCGTAAGGAGCGGCAATGACGATTTTATACGTTGGGACCAGCTCATCGTCTCAGACTGCGGTCTCACCAGACCCTTCCGCGCTGCAGTACGGCTACATGGACATCTCGTCCCCAGACGCCGGGCGCACGCTGGCTATCGGAAACCCGATGCTCAAGATGCGCACTTCTCGGAAGCGCAAGCTCAACGTGACGTGGACGCTCATCACGTTCGCCCAGGCGTCGGCAATCCTCAAGGCGTTCTCGCCCGAGTACATCTGGGTGAGGTACTTCGACATAGAGGACAACCGATGGTCCGTGCGCAGGTTCTACACGGGGGACAAGACCGCCCCAGTCCAGTGGATGAACGTCCCTGGCAGGGAGAACAGGGTCTCGTCCCTCAGCTTCGACTTGATAGAGGTGTAGCCGATGCTGCAGCCAAGCGTGAACTTCCTTAAGGCGATTGCCTACAACCCAGCGGCAATCAGGCCGCTCGGCACCATATACCTCGCTGACGGCACGTCGGTGAGCCTTGCGGCGAATGACTTCATGAGCGGCACCTTCGAGTTCTCGGAGGCGAGCTCGTCGGATAGCTCGTTCGACATAGGAGCGGTGTGCATCCCGTCGTTTCGCTGCGTCCTCAACAACACTAACGGCAAGTTCGACGATTTCGACTTCACGGGTGCCAGGATAGCACCGAGAATCATAGCGGATGGCGGCGGCTCAACGGGTAGCCCCAACATGTACATCGGGGCGTACATTGTCGAGCAGCCCGATTCCTACGGCAACACCATCGAGCTTTCGTGCCTTGGCTATTCGGCTCGGTACCAAAGGCCGTTCTCGGACATAAATGTGGCGTATCCCATAACGCTGAGCGAGTTAACGAGGAATATTTCCTACCAGTGCGGTCTCATCTTCTACTCGGTGACATTCCCGAACAGTGATTACATCATCAGCAAGAAGCCAGAAGGAGACAACCTCACATGCCAGCAGGTGCTGTCCTACATTGCCCAGATGGCTGGGTGCTTCTGCCAGAGGTACCCGCATTCTGGCATCAGCGGCCCAGGCTCCCCACGCTTCACGTGGTACGACCGCGACTGGCAGGAGAACGACTCGTGGTACGACGGCGGCACCTACCTCACCGATGACACGCCCTACTCGGACGGTGCCACGTTGGACGGCGGCGGGTTCCACACCGAGGCCGATTCCCTCGACGCGGGGACGTTCGCGCCACGCACGTTCGCGTCCATATCGAACTTCTACGAGCTGACCGTTGCCACGGACGACGTGGTTATCACGGGCCTTCGGGTCACCGCGTACGGGGACGATGACGGGGAGGGCGAGAGCGTCCTGTACGGCTCTGACGGCTACGTGCTGCACATCGCGAATAATCCGCTCATCGTGAAGGGCACCGCCCAGGCGATAGCCGATTTCGTAGGACCCCGCGTTGTTGGGCTGAGGTTCCGACCGTTCTCGGCCACGATCCCAGGAGACCCGACGCTGCAGCCGGGAGACCCCGTGCTCATCACCGATGCGAAGGGCAGGCAGTACAAGTCGTTCATCACCTCCCACGAGTGGAAGGGCGCTACCTCGGTCATCAAGTGCTCGGCAGAGACCCCCGCCCGTAAGTCGGCTGACGTGTACTCGCAGATGGCCGCTGCAATCATTTCCAACAAGAAGGCGGTCTACAGGGAGAAGACGGCACGCGAGCTGGCAATCCAGAACCTGCAGGACACGATGGACTCAGCAGGAGGTCTCTACCTCACCCAGCAGCAGCAGGAGGACGGCTCCGTAATCTACTACCTGCACGACAAGCCAACGCTCGCCCAGTCTGGAATTGTGTGGAAGATGACGTCGGAAGCCTTCGCCGTGTCCGTGGACGGCGGCAAGACCTACCCGTTCGGCTTCGACGCATGGGGCAACGCCATCCTCAACGCCATCTACACGATAGGCCTGGACGCTTCCTACATCGACACGGGCGCAATCACGGTCAGGGAGCCAACGGGGCAGAAGCGGATAATCTTCAAGGCCGACGTAGACCTCGGCGAGACCATCATAGGCGGCTTCAACGTGGACTACAGCCACATCTACAACGACGCCCTGATGTTCGGCGCTGACGGCCTGGTGTTCCGCGTAGGCTCCCAGAGCATCGCTGAGTTCAAGCCGCTGCGTCTAGAGGACTCCCAGCAGCGCCTCATAGGGCAGCTCAGCGTGGTGTTGCCCTCCTCGTTGCAGGTGTTCTCCAAGCCAGCCTACTCGACGGCCGACGTGACCGCGAGCGACATGATTCTGTCCTACGACAAGTCGTCACCCGCCATGACCTTGAAGAACTTCGGCACGCTCCACGTGACGGGCGATGTCCTGTTCACTGGCAACGACCAGCAGTACAAGCTCTCCAACGTAGGCATCAGGGGCTCGCTCATCGAGGGAGGGCAGTCGAACTACATCGGCAATTGGGAGGTCAGGTCTGACGGCATCTGGCGTGTGAAGGCGACTGCATACGATAACAGGGCGGGAGGGTACCTTTCCGCCTACGGGTACGGGATAACCGACACGACGTACGACTCGGAGGGCAGGTTCAGGCACGTCTTCATGACCGGCCAGGGGTTCTCCGTGGGCAGGCTCAAGAACACCGAGACGGATAGGGAGTTCCGCTCTGCAACCCGTGTTACGGAAGGCGGAGTGTACCTCTACGACTGCGCATCGTTCGACAAGACGAACACCCTCCTCGCATCCCTGACCAAATCAAACGCAGGGTATGGGTCGCTGTACTTGTACGACCCGTCTGATTCGACTGGAAAAAGTCATTTCCGTGCCAACTCTTACGAAATCGTCATGCAGGATTCGAGCGGCTACGTAAGATTGTTAATAACAAGCGACGGAATCAAGCTAACGAACAGCTCGAATAAGACGAGGACATGGTTGAACGGAAAAACCCTCTCCTTCTACGACGATTCTGGGTTCGTTGGGGCGTACATGAGCCTAGCAGGCAACAGCACGGACAACAACCTCAGGCTCGCCGCCCAAGATGCTGTCGTCCTCCTCGGGAGCGACATATTCGTCGGTGACTACGCCGGACCTAGCTCGGCCTCTACCGTGAAGACGGGGCAATCGTCCAGCCAGATGGAAATGCTCACCAGGGCGGTCTACAACTCGTCCGCTCGCTCGCTGACGATATACGGTCGCAAGCTCGACTTCACCAAGGGGCTCCTGACGAACATCTACTCGGAATCGACCGTCGCGACGGTTTACCTATAGGAACGGAGGAACAGATGAAGTACACGAACGCCCAGATGCAGGAGATGCTGCAAGCGCTCGCAAAGCACCTGGAAAGGCGCGACGTGATCGGCTACGCAGCCGCCCGAAACACCAGGGTTCTCAGGGAAGAGCTCACGGAGTTCTCCGACATCCAGAACGAGCTGGTGAAGAAGTACGGGGAAGCCGAGACCGACGAGGAGGGCAACCCCACGGGCGCGACGGTTCTCACGCAGGAGTCCGAGAGCTTCCCTGCGTTCATCGCCGAGGTAGAGCCGTTCCTGCAGATAGAGCACGAACCCGCCCTGTTCACCGTCCCCTACGAGAAGGCAATCGGCGAGCTGAGCGGACTTGAGCTGCTGGAACTCGATTGGATGTTCGAGGATTAGCGTGGAAACGTTTGCATGACGTGTACCGTAATTGAGACAATTAACCGAAAGGAGGAAATATGGCTATACAGATGAGAAGGGGAGCATACGTAGACTTCGACCCGTCGAGGATGCTCCCAGGGGAGTGGGCTGTCGTCCTTTCGGGAGCCGACACGCAGAGCGGGTACGCCGTCTACATCTGCTATGCGGCAGGAGTTGTTCGCAGACTCGTGTCCGAGGAGGAGATTTCGGCGCTCCCGGACAACGTCTACACTGAGGTGATCGCCGAGATTCAGACCTACCTCGATTCGCTAGGCGATGCGACCGCCGACGCCGAATCCGCCGCAACCTCCGCGAGGGCTTCCGCGGCATCGGCCACGAGCGCAGCTTCCTCGGCGAACTCGGCGGCTGACTCGGCTGTAAAGGCAATCGCCCAAGCCCAGGCCGACCAGCAGCAGGCGGCGGACGACTTGAACGCGGCGCTCGACGCCCTCGGCGACATCTCGGAGGTGGCCGTGCCGCTCATGTCCGAGACCACCCGTGGCGGCGCGAAGCTGGGCAGCGGCTTGAAGGTCGATGACGGCAAGCTGTCCCTGGGCGACGTGGTGACCGACTCGCACGACGGGCCGATTTACAGCGTCGGTGCCGAGGGGTGGAGCGAGCAGGAGACCACGACGGGGAAGAACCTGCTGAAGCCGAGGCCGTACAGCAACACGGTCAACGGCATCACGGTCACGGCCTACGATGACGGCTCAATCGCATTGAGGGGAACTGCCACGGCAGACTCAGATTATGTAATCGAGACTTTGAACGTGAACGAGTTTATCGTGGTGGCAGGCGATTATACGTTTTCTGTTGCAGGACTGGTTGACGGCTTAAAGTTTATCGTTAGCGGTAGCAACCAAAATGGCTACCCGTACCGTGAGCTTACCAGCGCGGCTCCAAGCGCTACTGGAACGGTAACGGACGGCACAAAGCCGTTTAATTACATCCAGACCCGCGTGCTGAGCGGAAAGACCGTCAATACCGTCATCTACCCCCAGCTCGAAGCAGGCTCCACGGCCACATCCTACGAGCCTTACACGGGCACCAAGCCCTCCCCGTCTCCCGACTACCCGCAGGAGATTCGCGTGGCGCGGGGGAGGAACCTATTGGATTTCGAGGGATTCTTGAAATCGCGCAACGTACCGTACACCAAAAGCGGTGATGTGTACACCATCACGGCGCTTGGAAACGGTTACAGCCAACCGCTCGTTATATGCGATGACTCGCAAGCGATGACCGTGACGATGGCTATAGCGAACCTCACTAGCGGTAACGCTGGGATCGACATTGGCGAGTACAGGAACGGCACATGGACGAATGTGTACGTCCTGCGCTCGGCTAGTATCAAGAGGACGGATACGTTCAACGCTATACGCCTAAACTGGTCGAACCCTGGCACGTTCACGATTACAGCACCTCAAATCGAACTCGGCTCCACCTTCACGCCTTACGTACCCTACGGGCATGTTGGGTTGGAGGTGCGCGATTCGGGCGATGCGCTCGTCTCATGCACGCCGATACCCCTCCCCTCCAAAGGCTGGGCAGGCGGCTTGCCAGACGGCACGGCTGACGCGCTGGCGATTGACTCGGCGGGGCGATGGGAGTGGACGTGTCCGACGAATGAAATCGTATACGATGGCGTTGCAAATCGGTTTGGCAACACAGCTGCGTCAACTGGCAGCAACACAGGCTATCGAACTGCCAGCGTTTTGCAGGTTCAGGACGCGTTAATTTCTACTCAAGCTGTAGACGCGGTAAAAGTAGAAAGCACCCATTTCTCGGCAAATGTAAACACCCTCACTTCATCAAGGTGGGCTGTTGGCGATTGTTGTCTTTACAACGGGTTTTTCTACTGCATCACGGCATTGCAGACGATGGGAGAGCTGAACACATGGCTGCAATCCAACCCCGTCACCGTGCTCTACCTCCTCGCCACCCCCACCACCGAGCACGGCTACATCGACCTCCCAGACGTTCCCGAGGGATCCACCATCGACATACCCGAGCTTCGGGAGGTCGGCGTGAAGTGCTTCGTTCCTGGCGCACGGGAGCTGGCCGAGCACGCGAACAACTGGGGCAATCGCTGCAAGGAGAACGAGTCGAGAATCGCCGCGCTGGAAGCGGCCGTGGCAACGCTCGCCACACAGTAAAACGGAGGTTCCAGATGACTGAGGAATGGCGCGATGTCAATGGTTACGAAGGGCTATATCAGGTATCGAATCTCGGGCGTGTGAGAAGCGTCGAGCGCATTGTCCCGCGAGGAAGCGGAACCATGAAAGTCAGAGAGAAGATATTGAAGCAAAGCACTGATAACTATGGTTACAAATTTCTCAACTTGAGAAAAGCTGGAAAGAACGGCGTTATAAGAGTCCATAGGCTTGTTGCGGAATCTTTTCTACCATGTGAAAAACCTCAAGAACAATTTATTGTTGACCATATTGACGGTGATAAAACGAACAATTGCGCGTCAAATCTAAGGTACTGCACACCGAAAGAAAACCATCAATATGCAGTTGAGCTTGGACTGATAGACCCAAACCTTGTTGCCGATTATTGCAGAGAGAATCCTCAAGGAGAAAAACCTGTGATAAGAAGCGACGGAAAGATTTTCCGTAGTGCAAGAGAGGCAGATAGGGCGATGGGGATTGCTTATGGCGGGGTAGCACATGCGGCAAGCGGCCAGCATAAAACATGCCAAGGCTACTCGTTCATATATGTCGAACAGGCATCGTAGAAAGGGGCAACAATGCTCGATTACAAGGAATACGTCAAACAGGTCATCGCAAGACGCGACTATCAGCTCTCCGAACTCGAGGAGCGAATCAACAAGCTGTGGCTGGATGGCAAGCTGTCCGAGGAGGACAGGGACGAGCTTCTGCAACTCGCAGCAGAGAGCGCACGCGATGACATGCAGATAGACATCGTTGCGAGAATAGCCCAGATTGAACAGGATATTTGGGAGCTAAAACATCCTGTTGATATTTACCGCATCTGGGAACCTGGCATGCAGACGCAGCAGCACGAGATTGTACGCTTCGACGTGACGGGCGACGGCGAACTCGACCTGTGCCAGTACAACGGCGGCAGGAGCTACACGGCGCTGTCCATCGGCAAGATAGAGGGCTGGCAGATGCTCGACCGCGAGCTAAACCCCACGCACGGCATAGCGCGGGACGCGGCTGGCGGGTACGTGCTCACGCCGATTCAAGCCGAGGAAAAGGTCGCTACGGAGCCTGTGACGGAATCTGAGACCACGGAGGGCGAGTAGTGAACCCTTTCGTAATGGCCGTGCTGACGGCGCTGATTTCAAGCGTTGTGGGCGCTTTCGTCGGGGCAATCGTCAGCAAGATTAAGACGGTCAAGGCAGCAACCGACCAGGAGCGCCGCGACGCCGCAGAGACCAAGGAGATGATACGCCAGAACATGCTCATGACGTGTCGAATGGCCATCTACGACGAGCATTTCAGCGTTGACGAGAAGATTGACGCCTACAAGCTCTACCGAGGGCAGGGCGGCAACCACCAGACCAAAACCTACATGGACAGGCTCGTTGGCGGGGACGTTGACGAGTACTTGGAGAAACACGGCATCTAGGAGGAAACCATGATCAACTGGAAAGTACGCATCAAGAACCCGACGTTCTGGCTCACGCTCATCCCGGCTGTGCTGCTGCTCGTACAGACGGTGGCCACCCCGTTCGGCTACGAGTGGGACTTCACCGTACTCAACGAGCAGCTTGCCGCCATCGTCAACGCCCTGTTCGGCGTGCTGGCGATTCTGGGCATCGTGACCGACATGACCACGGAGGGCATCGGGGACTCCAAGAGGGCGCTCGGCTACGAGGAGCCGTATCCCAAGCACGCATCCGAGGAGTAGCCATGCTGGACGGCATCGACATCTCCTCGTGGCAGGACGAGCTCAATGTCGGCAACATGACCACGACCTCGTTCGTGATCGTGAAGGCCACGGGCGGCACGGGCTACACCAACCCCTGCTTCAAGGCGCACGCATCCCAGGCCATGAAGTCTGGCAAGCTGCTGGGGTTCTACCACTACGCCAAGGAGAAGGGGTGCGGCGGGTCTGCGAAGGCGGAAGCTGCCCACTTCGTCTCGGCGGTCAAGCCCTACGTCGGCAAGGCGCTGCTGGCTCTGGACTTCGAGGCGGACGCCGTGTCCTTCGGCGCTTCGTGGGCCAAGGAATGGCTCGACGAGGTGTACAGGCTCACGGGCGTCAAGCCCCTGCTCTACAGCTACAAGAACTGCGTGAGGGCGCTAGACTGGTCGAAGGTGGCCAAGTCCTACAAGCTCTGGGCGGCTCAGTACGGCAGCAACGACCCCACGGGCTACCAGAGGGACCCCTGGACTGACGCCTACGGTTTCGGGGCGTGGAAGAAGCCGACCATCTACCAGTACACGTCCAAGGGCATGGTCAAGGGCTACGACGGCTCCTTGGACTTGAACCTCTTCTACGGGGACAAGGCAGACTGGCAGAAGCTCTGCAAGGTGTACGGCACCGCGGCCAAGGCGGTGGACAAGGTTGTTTCGACCGTGAAGCCCGTGCAGAAGGTCTCCAAGTTGGAGCGCATGGTCAGCGCCGCCGTGAGCTACGCCAAGGACGATTCCCACGGCTACTCGCAGGTGCGCAGATGGCCGTCCGAGGGCACGGACTTCGATTGCTCGTCGCTCATCTACCAGTGCGCCCACGAGGCGGGTTACAACGTCAAGACCGGCGTCGGGAAGTACACGGGCACCATGAAGGTGGACTTCAAGAACGCAGGCTTCACCGCCATGAAGTTCAAGTCCCTCTCCGACCTCAGGCGAGGGGACATCCTCCTCAACGTGAAGAACCACACCGAGATGTGCATCGGCGGCGGGAAGTTCGTCGGCGCTCACGTCGCGGAGACGGGTGGCGCGGACGGCAAGCCAGGAGACCAGACGGGCAAGGAAATCAGCATCTGCGCCGCCTACGTCTTCGAAGGGGGCTGGGATTGGGTCTTGCGGCCACCAGACTCCGAGAAGGACGAGACGGAGCCGCAGAAGGCGTCTCACGTCCGCTACAGGGTATCTACCGACCCCAACGGCGAGGAATGGCTCGACGAGATGCATGACCACGTGGACACGGGCGGCTCGGGTGACGAGTACGCGGGAATCCTTGGGACTCCGATTCGCTGGCTCGCAATCGACGCGAAGAAGTACCGCGTGTTCACCGAGCGGTCTGGCTGGCTCACGTGGGTCAAGAAGTACGACTACACCGACCTCGACGAGGGCTGCGCGGGTGACGGATCGCCGATACTGGGCATCGAGATAGCGGACTCGACCATCCGCCACGCATCCCACGTAATGAGGGGCAGCGGCGAGTGGTACGCCGATATGGTGGGGCAGAAGGACACGGGCGGCACGTCCGACCCGTTCGCGGGGGACTTGGCTAACAGGATAGACGGGTTCCGCGCCGAGAAGAACTAGGGAGGGCGCTCGGGCTTCGGCTCGGGCGCTTTCTGTTCACCGCGCCGTTTTTGGCGTATAATCCCGCATGCGGAACGGCCAATCGCACCGCTTGTCACCACACGAGCGCGAACGGCTGTTCCAAAGTAGCAGGTGCCCCCATAGCTCAGTTGTATAGAGCAGCTGCCTTCTAATCCGTGAAGCGACCTGGGAAAACGTCTCTTGATTCTATTTTTGAGCTGGGAAAACGCTCTTATAGAACGCTATCTGACTATCCTCGCGAATGCACCCTTCTGAGCAGGCTAGATGTCCCTAAGCGTCTCTAAGCGTCACTAAGTTTGCACCACTTGTCACCGCCATCTCCCCGATTAGCTCGGACAGCATGTCGGCCGCTAGGCACTTCGCCCTCATGGTGACCCTCTGGTAGTGTGCGCCCTTGGTGGTGCCGTCCTTGTGTCCCATGTTCCCCGCCACGACGGAATCGGGAACCAATGCCTCGCCCATCATCGTGGCGTAGGAGGAGCGCATGTCCTTCTGGTTCACGTATGGCAGTCCCTTCCGTTCGCACCACAGCTTCCAGTTGTGGGTGATCGTGAGCGGTGACGTGTACCACGCTTCTGGCTTCAACGGGTCGTAGGGGTCGCCAGACGGGCAGAGAGGCCCCGTATTGCCCTCCGAGAGTTCCAGTAGCCTTGATGCCCAAGGCTCGCCGCACACGGCGTCTCTGGCGCTCGGCTCGTTCTTCGTGTCCTTGAGGAGCTTCCCCCCTTGGTGAGACCACACGAGCGCCTTGTCGATGGTTGCCACGCAGTAGGACTGCCCCCTGAACTCGTAGGGCCTCAAGTCCTCCCAAAGAAGCGCATCCGCTTCCTCGGGTCTCATGCCGAAACCCATCAGGCAAAGAATCACTGGCTCGTACTTGCAGCCCCTGGCCTTCTCCATGTAGAGGGGAACCTGTGATGCGTCCACGAGGTTCTTCCGGCGCTTCCTTCTCGGGGCGTACTGTATCGCCCTGTCCACGGGGTTCGTCACCAGTAGGTGGCCCCTGTCCCTTATCGCCATGTTGCAGAGCTTCTTCAACAGCTTGCCGCACTGTCTCTGGACTGAGGGCGCTGAGATTGATGTCAGAACCTCGTTGGCGCGGTGCCAGTCCATCTCCGAAACAGGCTCGTCGGCAATCTGGGGTGCCAGGTGCTTCTCCCAGTTGGTGCGGTACTCCTCCTGCGTCCTCGCCGCAAGGGTTCCAATCTGGGGCAGCGCAATCTCCATCCACAGCTGACGCCACGTGGTGGTGCTAGGCAATCCCCCCAGCTTCTTCCTAGCTAGGAACAGCTCGGCATCGTCGCGGGTGCACCGCATCCTCGCGCTTCTGCGCTCCCCGCCCTCCGACCAGAACACTCGGTAGTAGTCGGGACCTAGGCGCTGGATGGAACCGAAGTGGGATCGGGTCATCTAATCCTCCTTACGGCAATGAATCGCCCGCTTCGTTTCCGTTAGTAAGGCATGCACGCCCACACGACCTTGCCGAGGATTGTTACCTCTTCGGTGGTCTCGTCGTTGTAGTCGTATATCGTCGGGCGGTACGTCGGGTCATGGGAATCTGGTATGAGCATGAAGCCGTTGGCGAGCTTCTTCACGTGCTTTATCGTTGCGTCGTAACCGTTGACGCAGACGGCGAAAAGGTCGTGCTCGTTCGGTTCCCTGTACTTCGGGGATATGAGAGCGAAGTTTCCGTTCGGGATGACCTTGTTTACCGAATCGCCCTCGACGCGAAGCAGAAACACGTCTGGATCGTCTGCCTTGAACTTGAGCGGCGCTTCCCTTGCATCTTCAAATGCATCCATCGCGATAGGCTCTCCCGCAGATATGCGCCCAAGGAGCGGGACTGGCTCGAAGGGAGATGGCGGCTGTTTCAGCGCCTTTTTAGCGAAGCCGTATTCCTCGCTCATTATGTCATCGAACTGTATGCCGTCTATGGCGTTGACAATCTTCATTACGTTGCTTTTGCGCGGAGCACTCTCACCGCACTCCCAAGCTGAGATGGTCGTTTGGCTGATGCCAGTGGCCTCCGCGAGTTGTTCTTGGCTGAGGCCGAAATGCACCCTGATGGCGTTGATGTTGTTACCAATAAAATTGTTCATGGCTGACCTCCTGTTACCGATTTTACCAAATTTCTTGGTTAAATATCTTGACACGATTGGAATACCCGTTAAACTGGTATCAACGTTGAAAGGGGGTAAATCTTGCAGAGCTGGTTAACTAAGGCGCGTAAATCTTCAAAGCTCACGCCCGAGGATTGTGCATCCGCGATGGGTTGCTCCCGCAATACCTATCTGAGCAGGGAGTCAGCACCAGGAACACTAAGCCTAAACGAAATACGAGCATTGAACGGCGCATTCAACAAGCAGGGCAAGCAAATACTATGGTCTGCCATGAGCGAGTTCAGGCCGTAGTTATTTTTTTGCCCATGGATACCAATTAAACGGGTATTCCCGTCCTGGGATGACGGCTTAAAAGCATCCATCCTCTCTGGCGCCAGCTGTAACTCGGCAGCTGGCGTCGGCGGGTCATGTGCGGAATAGGAACAACTAACCGAGGGGACACATGGCCTACCGACGCTACCAAGGCGTCCGCTCTTTGAGAATCGAATACCACACGGTTGCCCGTGACCAACTGCGACGAGCCTCCTGCGCATGGCGTTGTTGAAAAGGAGGGGAGCGGGGATGAATCGGGAGCCGTGGTTGCGGAGAACAGGAATCAGAATCAAACGGTGCCCTCCATCGGGTCAGCTCGCACTACAGCGCGAGCCTCCTTTCCAGCGCTGGCCGTCCTCTGGGGGACGCTGCGAAAAGGACTTTCATGCGCATCCTCATTGACCATCACATACGGAGCCGCGTTCCCACTAGTGCAAGGGCGGATGAGCTGACCCGATGGAGGGCACCGATAAACGGAAGGAATCGGAATGGCAACCATGACCACCGTTTCCAAGCTGGCCGAGGAGATGGGCGTCTCGAAGCGGATGCTCTACGAGCTGGCTAGGAGGGACACAGACCCGCTCCCCCTTCGGACGCTGCGAGGGATGAAGCGCTCTAGCGCAATCGCAGTCGATGAATGGTTGGAGTGGTTTGCAAGGAACAGCGACCCATTCAAGGAGGTCAACCATGGATAAGAGTCAGGCGCGGCGAACCTACCACAGCCACCGCGCCCCAACATCGTCTCTGGTCAGAGATGACACGAACATTGTAGCAGACCGCATCGATGAAGAGTGGCAGAGGGGCATAGATTGGGCGTGCGTAGCCCTAATCCTCACGTTCGGCCCGATGCTGGCCTTGGGAATCTGGCTCGGATGGTAGGTGAGAGCATGATTGACATTGAAACTGCCCAGGCGGTGAGGATCGACCCGCCGAGCGAGCTCATGGAAGCGTTCTCGGCTGCCATCAAGGCGGCTGGCTCCTATAAGGAAGTCGGCTTCGTCATCAACGGCGACGAGGGCTCCATCTCCTGCATAGACGAGCGCGGCAAGCGCCATTTCTACGCGTTCATCGACGATGAGTGGTACGCGGGGGTGAGGGTCAGTGAACATAATCGCGATTGATCCCGGAATGAGGAACACGGGCATCGTGTACATGTCAGAGCTCTCGATTGTATGCTCGAAGACAATTTCGGGCCCCTCCGTCAAAAACGATAACTACAAGTCCATCGAGAGGGCCGAGCGGATAACGCAGCAGATCCTCGTGTTCATGGCCGACAAGCCGCACGAGACAGTGGTAATCGAGGGATATGCGGGAGGTTTCGCCGGAAGGCAGAACGCCTACTCGCACCAGACGCCCTTCCTCTTCGGGTACATCATCAGGGCTCTCCAGAGCGCAAGCGAGCCCTATGTGGTTCAGCTCTCGTCAGAGGTGCTCAACCCGAGGTCGAAGAGGTCCGTCATCAGCTATGAGGACGCCTATCCGAACAAGAACCGCTCGAAAGTCAACGCGCTGGATCGCAGTGGCTGGCTGGGAGTCGAAACCCTCAGGTCCGACCACACGAGGGCGGCTGCATTGCACGGGATCTACTACTACCACGGGAAGGAGAGGTAATGCCGACGAAGATAGACGCGCTGTTCGCCGCGAAGGCGGTGGGCAAGGAAATAAACGGCCGAATCAAGGCGCTTGAGGACGAGGTTAAGGCCGACGCGCTCGAGCAGTACGAGAGGGACGGGACCGACCGCCAGAGGTCGCACCTGTTCGGCAACAAGGCTGGTTACCTGACCATCAAGGAAGGCAAGCCCTCGGAGCACGTCGAGCGGTTCACCGTGACGGACGTTCAGGCGCTAATCGACTGGTACGAGGAGTCGAAGCCCGAAATCGAGTGCTTCGTGGCAGACAACATCGAGGAGTTCGCCAAGTGGCATTTCGAGAACACGGGCGAGTGCCCTGAAGGATGCTCGTTCATCCAGTACGAGTCGGAGCCCGGACAGCCCACCCCCGTGCTGACGGTCAAGGAGAAGGTCGTTCTTCCAATCCTGGCCGAGAACAGGGAGCTCTCGGAGAGCGTCGCGAACATGCTGCTCTCGGGTGGCTCGCTCATGTTAGGAGACGGCAATGGCCGATAAGGTAAGCGTGCTCGGCGCTCTGGTGGGAATCCAGTCAGAGCTGAAAGCCCCGAAAGACCAGAATGCGGGACGCTATCGCTACAGGAACATCGAGGACATAAACGAGTCGGTAAAGCCCCTAGCGGCCAAGTACGGCTGCGCGGTCGTGTACTCCGACGAGTTCACAGAAGACGGCAAGTGCATCGCGACGTGCACACTCATGGGCGAGGACGGGCAGATAAGCGCCAACGGCGTGGCCTACGTTCAGAGACAGCCCAAGAACATGTCGATAGAGCAGGCGTCGGGAGCGGCTTCGACCTATGCGAGGAAGTACGCAGCATGCGGACTGTTCGCAATCGACAACTCGGAGAACGACCCTGACGCGCATCCTGTGCATCCTTCGCAGCCCGAGAAGAAGCACGGGCGCTACGACAAGATAGCCGACTACAAGCAGAAGTGCCTGGACTTGGGCATCACCGAGAAAGGCATCAAGTCGTGGCTCGACTCCCATTTCGGCAAGCCCATGGGCGAGTTCACCGACGATGAGATACGGGAGACCGAGGAGTACCTTGCCTCGCTGATCGTGGACAAGAGGGCGCTCAATGGTGAAATCTGACATGTACGAGCTGCCATTGTGGGAGCAGATAACGCATTGCATGCGGATGCTCGACACGGCCCTCGCGGAATGCAAGCAGAGGGGCGCGAACATGGTCAAGGCCGAGTCCGACTACTACACGGCCAAAGCCTACGCCGCGTACGCCCTCAAGGAGGCAGGCCATCCCGTCACGTTCATCAGCCTTGTAATCAAGGGCATGGACGAGGTGGAGCAGGCCATGAGCGCCTACCACGCCGCCGAGGTCGAGTACGAGAACGCACGCGAGGCGAGGAACGTCTGGAAGAAGAAGCTCGACACGCTGCGCGAGCAATACAACCGCGAGTGGGGTCAAGCTAGGGAAGAATAGGAGGAATCCATGTCGATTAACAGGGTTGTGCTCACGGGTAATTTGACCCGCGAACCGGAACTGCGCCGCAGCTCCTCGGGCTCGGGGATACTCAGCTTCGGGATAGCGGTGAACGACCGCAGGAAAGACCCGCAGACGGGGGAGTGGAAGGACTTCCCGAACTTCATCGACTGTACCATGTTCGGGACACGAGCCGAAGCGGTGTCCAACTACATCTCCAAGGGCTCCAAGGTGGCGATAGAAGGCAAGCTGCGCTACTCGTCCTGGGAAAGGGACGGCCAAAAACGCAGCAAGCTCGAAGTGATCGTCGATGAGTTGGAGTTCCTGGACAAGCGCCAAGACGGCCAGCAGAAGCAGACGAAGGCAGAGTACGTCGAGGCCACCGTATACGACGAAGATATCCCTTTTAGCTAAGGCCGTGGGAGTCATGGAACAGACGAAAGTTTGCTCATCCTGCGGCCTCAAAAAGCCGTTAAGCGAGTTCAACAAGAACAGAAATAACAAAGACGGTCTACAGGATAAATGCCGTAGCTGTTTTTCGAAGTACAACAAGGCGAGGTACTGGGCGAACCCCGAAAGGTTCAAGAAAGACGTTTGCGAGTACAGAGAAACGAACCTTGAGAACATCTTCGCAACTCGCATGGAAATGTGCGAGAAGAATCCAACGGAGAAGAACGCAAGAGAAGCAATTAGCTTGGCTGTAAAACTCGGGCACATGGAGAAGCCAGACCATTGCTATGGGTGCGGCAACACAGAACGAAGGCTGACAGCGCATCACGCCGATTACTCGAAGCCGCTTGAGGTCGTGTGGGTTTGTGGCAGATGCCATAGACACCTTGATGCGAACAGGCGCGAAGAAGAGGGACTTCCGAGATACGTAAAGGGGAAGGCGGTCGTGATGGTAGTAGACGGTAAGGATGCGTGCGTGTTCGACACGGTTTCCGATGCTGCACGATCAGTTGGCGTAGCTCAAAGCTCGTTGTCTCAATGCTTGTCAGGCGTTAGCAAAACTTGCGCTGGGTTCGAGTGGAAGTATGTATAGGAGACGGGCGATGGCTCACAAGAGAATGTTTTCCAAGGACATCACGGAGAGCGACGCCTTCGCGGACATGCCCCTATCGACGCAGGCACTCTACTTCCATCTCGGCATGAGCGCCGACGATGACGGGTTCATAAACAACCCGAAAAGGGTGCAGCGAGGCATAGGGGCATCCACCGACGATCTGAGCCTTCTCATCGTGAAGGGGTTCGTGATTCCGTTCAAGTCGGGCGTGGTCGTAATCAAGCATTGGAGAATCAACAACACGCTCCGATCCGACCGTTACAGCCCGACTCCGTACCAAGAAGAGTTCGCTCAACTCGATGTGAAGGACAACAAAGCGTATACGCTAAAAAACGGCACTTCTGACCTGGTGGTATCACAAATGGATACCGTTGGTATACCAGATGGCAACCAAATGGAACCCCAGAAGAGAAAAGAAGAGAAGAGTATAGGAGAGGAAAGAAGAGATATTTTGTCGGGCAAGCCCGACCGCTCGGAGGAAATCGTCGAGATTGTCGATTACCTCAACTCGAAGCTCGGAACCTCATATCGTCCCAAGTCCAAGGAAACCGCCTCGAAGGTCAACGCCCGACTCGAAGAGGGATTCACCGTATCCGACTTCAAGGCCGTCATCGACTCGAAGGTCTCCCAATGGGGCAACGACTCGAAGATGCAGGAGTACCTGCGACCCAAGACCCTCTTCGCTCCTTCCAACTTCGAAGCCTACCTTCAAGCCACGAAGCAGAAGGCGGTGATTGCCAATGCGTACGCAGAGTACGATTAGCGGCGTCTTCTCGATGTACGACGCCTGCCCTCACTGCCACAAGCCGCTCAAGCGGATAACCGTCGAGGTGTTCGGCAAACCCTACGAGGTCACCTGTTACGGATCGTGCGACTGCGAGGAATCCCAATGGGACGGCCTGGACGTGGAGCGTGATGACCGCAAGTACTACCGGGCGGGAATCGAGCCGAAGTACCTCAGTGTCGAGGTCGAGCTGGAAGGCCGCCAGAACTCCGTGTTCGACGGGAAGTCGCTCTACATCCACGGCCCCAACGGCACGGGCAAGACCACCTTCGCGGCCAACCTCGCCAAGGCCCTTGTGAACATGGGCAGGTCGGTGCTGATGCGCAATTCCAAGCAGCTCACCGAGGACTTCAAGTCCGCAATAAGCGACCAGTCGATCCTCGATAGGCTCTACGGAGTCGACGTTCTGGTAATCGACGATTTGGGCAAGGAGCACGCGACAGACTATTCGCTTTCCATGCTCTACCTGGTCATCGAGACCCGCTACGCGAAGATGGCGCCCACCGTGGTCACGTCGAACTACTCAAGGGGCCAGCTCGTCATGAGATGGGCTGGAATCGACGAGTCCACGGCCAGGGCGATAGCGTCCCGACTCAAAGACAACGCAATCACGGTCGAGATGTCCGGTAGGGATTGGAGGACGGCATGAAGACCCGCCTCATCCCAGGCCAGCTCGATCTCTTCGCCGAACCGAGCGAGCCGAAACAAGGCAAGGCCTACGACGAGGAATCAACCGTCCGATGGCTGCTGGACAAGCACGGATGCACGGAAGCGGTCACTCCCTACGTTCACGGTCTATTCGCCGAGTTCGACCCGCAGGAGGCGTTCGAGCGCTCCAAGTGCCTCCCCAGCCTAGACGGCCTTCACCAGGTTCCAGGCTGGGAGTTGCAGGACGGCATCGACTACTACTGCATGTACTCCCACGAGATTGACTACCACACGGTCTGGGACAGGGCGTGGGCTGCTCGCAAGGGGGTGTCGAAGGACGATGTGTACAGGCTGGCCGAGTGGGATTACGGCAGGAACAAACCGATTTACGAGTAGGGGCGCTTCGGCGCTCCTTCGACTTCTAGGAGGAGAAATGCCAGGAACACTGTGCAACATAAGGGACGACATGGTAACGGCGGTTATTGACTATGGCACGCTCCACGTCAACGTCACCAATAGCGTCGTGCCCGAGAACGTAATCTACAACGACCCCGCCACAATCGTGGAGTGGAGCGACGGCTCCAAGACGGTGGTCAAGTGCGACCCCGAGGACTCCTACGACGAGCGTGAGGGATTCCTTCTGTGCTGCGCCAAGAAGCTCATGGGCAACACGGGAGCCTACAACGACTACATGAGGGACGTTCCCCGACACCAGGTGAAGGCGATGGCATGGATAGGCCGCTGAGGGGTCTGTCCCTGGAAACGGCGTCCCTCTACGGGATGCCCCACATTGGCTCCGAGTACACGGGGCCAGGGGTCGACAAGTACACGCATTCCGACTACCTCCCCTGCATCGTCTGCGGGATGCCGGCATCCAACATCCACCACGAACCCCCCAGGGGCAAGTCAAGGGCGAGAGACCCCGAGACCGGCAAGACCGTCAAGGGAGCCTTCCTCCTGGAAACCCCCAAGGGCAGCTGGCTCCTGAGGCCTGCCCTCATAGCCCTCTGCGGCACGGGAACCAAGGGATGCCATGGAGCAAGGCACTCTGGGGCGCTCTCGATACGCTGGGAGTGGGATTCCGACGAGGACAAGTGGTGGGACGGCGCCTTCCTCTCCGAGGGGAGGGAACCCAACGGCCAGTGGCTCTACGAGTTCGGCCACTACGTGTTCGCGGATGTTACAGGGGAGTGGAGCTACTACGGAGGTGACGAATGGAGGCATTCATGGACTGGAAGGAGCGTTTTCGGGACGAGCTGTGGGTAGAGCCCGAGCCCGTGCCGACGTGCGGGGACTGCATCCACTGCGCGAAGCCCGAGAAGGCGTTCACAACTGACGCGAGGATCGCATGGTGCATCGACGCCGGCGACTTCTGCCATACGGATTGGATATCGGACGACTGCGAGTCGTTCCAGCCGAGATAGAAAACGGCACCGCAGAGGGGTCTAGAGATGCCTTACACGAGAAATCTGGGAAGGCTATGGCATTGATCATGAACGAACTTGGCGAGTTCGAGCCAGTGGACGTGTTCGACCCCGACTCCAATCGGGCGAAGGCATACGGCTCACTCGCCCGTATAGACACTTCCAAGCTCAGGGAGAGCCAGCCCGTCACGAGAAGCCCCCACGTGCGCAACTGCAAGCTGTGCGGAAGGGAGTTCTCTTCGGAGAGGGGCAGGCTCTACTGCTCGGAGGAGTGCAGGAAGGCAGCGAAGAAACGGGGGAACGAATGACGAACGATCCAGTGCCCGATGAGTTCACTCTCGCTGTGGGCAAGCGGCTCAAGCAGGCCATGAAGGCGCGGGACGTGGGAACCAAGGAGCTGGCCGCGAAGGCGAGAATCGGCTACAACACGGTCCTCGCAGCCGTCAGGGGCAAGCGCAACCTCACAGCATGGGCGCTTTTCAAGGTGTGCGCGAGCCTGGGAGTCAGTGCCGATTGGCTGCTGGGGCTGAGGGGCCAGAAATGAAGGAATCGGAAGAAGACTACTACAAGGCTCTCGGCGTCGCTGTGAGCATGGCGGCTTACAGGCAGGGCATGACAATCGCGCAGCTGTCCAGGGCGGCGGGGATACCAGACCGAACGCTTCGCGACATCTACGACGGCAGGCACAAAATCTCGGCCCTCAACATCGCGAGGCTGTGCGTCGCCATGGGATTGGACGCCAACGAGCTTCTGGGAATCAGGAGGATAAATGAGCGATTGCAGCACCAAGGCGTGGAGCCAGCCGCTGTG